CTTCACCAGGTTGCGGAAGATGGAGAAGAATAAATTACACATGTGAGGGTTGTTAATGTTGGTTCAGTTGGTTCAGTGTCTATTGGTTATGTTCATATGGCTGTTTTATAAGGATTATTTTCCGTTGAGTGAACCAACAAAGCCCCGATTTGAACCAACATTGGGTATTTTCATGTTGGTTCAGTCCATGAGGTTCTAAAATGTTGGTTCAAACTGCCCGTTTGTTGGTTCAAAACCGCTATTTGTTGGTTCACTAACGGATAATTTATAAAACAATTACCTTTAAAAGAACCAACTGAACTAACTGAACCAACATAGTTTTGTATATATACGTGAAAAATAAAGAGGTCATTAATGAAACTGATTGGCAAAGATAACGGGCATATGAGCGATCTTAAGTTTCTCTACAGCGCCGTTGATGAGCTTTCAAATAAAGATGAGATTACGGTGACGGATTTTCTGGCTCTGAGCGCTTTTGTCACTTCTGAAAAACTTGATCTGGAATCGTACCAGTCTGGGCTGGAAGAAGGGGGGCAAGAGCTGTCGAAAGATGCCAGCGCTTACCTCGATCTTCTACAGAGGATGGCGGCTGATTTGTCGTACCCAACCTCTGGCCTTGAGAACGCTATCCATAGCGCACAATCAACGGCAAGCTGGGCTTTCTATCAGTGGGGGCTGGATAAAGAATAATCATCCTGCTTAGCAAAAAAGGCCTGGTTTCTCCAGGCCGTCAAGACTACATGAAATAAATATCTTCTCCCCGTTCGAATACATCAATAATGCCGTGGGCTTCTGAGGGGCATTCTCCGTTAGTAATCAGCGTCTCCCAGAACTTCTGATCGAAACGACGGTCGAGGTAAAAATATCGGCAAATTCCTAAGAGATCACCTCGTTCCCATTCAGGCTTGTATCGAACCTGAAGTTCATCCTCTAGCGCGTAGAAGGTGAGCCTTTCTTTTTTTATCCATGCATCATCAAGTCGCTTGGCAAGAAAAAGTGTTTTTTCCTTTGAGGTAGTGAAAAAATCAGCAAAGGGTTCATGGGGTTTTTGCGGGATGCTACCGTCCGTATCATGGAGAGCTGGATAAACTCCAGACTCCCAAGCATACAGGTAAGCATTGCTGAACTCATCGTGATGCTTTCCGATATGCATTATCTGAATGCGCTGCTGGTTAAAAAGAGCCTGCATGATGTTGTGGTCAGACATGTTAATCCCTCGTCCAGAGTAAAAAGTAATCACCAAAACAATATGGTTTATTCCTGCTTTTGTAAATTATTTGTTCTCCTGTTTTCGCTGCTGTTTGCGACAACATAGAGGTGTTTACTCATTGATTATTATGTATATCTTGAAGAGTGGCACTCAGACGTGAGCCGCCACTGTCCACCTGGTTTTTTCCCGTTCTGCGACGGTTTCCTTTCCAGGTGGACATCCCTCCAAGCGCTGGTTTCACGTCTCAACGTTAATTGTTACGGAAACCACTCCATGAAGAAATTACTTGAATTACGCCAGCAGAAAGCCGCACTCAAAACCCAGATGCGTTCCATGCTGGAAAAAGCTGACAGCGAAAAGCGAAGCCTGAACGATGAAGAGGGCAAGCAGTTCGATGAACTCCGCGCCCAGGCTGATGCGCTTGAAGTTGAAATTACCCGCCTTGAGGCCGTCGCCGACGATCAGCGCAATTTGCCTGGTACTTCTGTTGAAGGTAAAGGTGTAAGCAACGATGAGCTGCGCCACTACATCATGACCGGCGATACCCGCTCTCTCTCCACGTTGGTGCAGGCTGACGGCGGCTATACCGTTATCCCTGAGCTGGACAAAGAGATCATGCGCCAGTTGCAGGATGACAGCGTTATGCGCTCCATCGCCACGGTGAAGACCACCAAAACCAACGAATACCAGAAGCTGGTGTCAGTGGGCGGCACTACCGTTAAGCGCGGCACCGAAGGCGAAGCGCGTACCGAAACCAGCACACCGAAGATGGAGCGCGTTGATATCAAACTCAACCCGATCTACGCCTACCCGAAAACCACTCAGGAAATTCTCGACTTCTCCGAAGTTGATATTCTGGGCTGGCTGTCTTCCGAAATTACCGACACCTTCACTGCTACCGAAGAAACCGACTTTGTGAACGGCGACGGTGATAAAAAATCCAAAGGTTTCCTGTCTTACCCTCGCGCGGCCACTGCCGACAAAACCCGTCCGTTCGGTACGCTGGAGAAGATGGAAGCGGCTGACGTTTCCTCTGATGGCCTGATCGACCTGCTGTATAAGCTGAAAGCCAAATACCGCAAAAACGCCGTATGGGTGATGAACTCCAACACCGCCGCCAAACTGCAAAAGCTGAAAAACGGCAACGGGGATTACATCTGGCGCGATCGTCTGGTTGCCGGTTCTCCCGATACGCTGCTGGGCCGTCCTGTTCAGTATCTGGAAACCATGCCGGATGCGGAGGCAGGTAAAGCGTTCCTTGCGGTTGGCGACTTCAAACGTGGCTATTTCATCGTGGATCACACCACTGGCGTGCGTACCCGTCCTGACAACATCACCGAACCGGGTTTCTACAAGGTGCATACCGATAAATACCTGGGCGGCGGCGTGGTGGACTCCAACGCCATCAAGGTGCTTGAGCTTTCCGGCTCCGGTTCCTGATTTGACGTTTAAGGGGCTTCGGCCCCTTTTTGCCCTCTGTGGAGTCCAGTAATGAAAACAATCGATTTTGAAATCCGTACCTCCGAAGTGAGCGCCAGCAACAAAAAGCTGGTGGGCTATGCCGTGCGCTGGAACAGTCTCTCAGAAATTATCTGGGACGAGTTCCGCGAGCAGTTTGCGCCGGGAGCGTTTAAAGACAGCCTGGCATCCGGTAGCGATGTGCGTGCGCTGTACGAGCATAACTATACCCAGCTGCTGGGCCGCACCAAATCCGGCACGCTGGTGCTGTCCGAAGACGATACCGGGCTGCGCTTCGAGCTGACCCCGCCGAATACCCAGCTTGGCAACGATGTGCTGGAGCTGGTGGAGCGCGGGGATATCTCTGGCATGAGCTTCGGTTTTCGTGCGCTGAAAGAGGCGTGGGATATCGGCCAGTCTCCATACCTGCGCACTGTTACCGCTGCCGAACTGCGGGAAATCACCGTTACCTCTATGCCTGCTTATCCTGAGTCTGGCGTGGAAATCGCGCACCGTTCGCTTTTCTCCCAACATCCTGAACTGCGCCGCGCTGGCGATAACCGTCGCCGCTGGGCTGAATTAGCGGGGCTTTGATATGTGGAATATCTGGCCGTTTGGCCGTAAGTCTGAACCCTCCGAACAGCGCAGTATGACCATTGATGAGTGGCTGGCGATGGCAGGGATTCCAAATACTGGATCAGGCGAGTATGTGTCTGCGGGTACTGCGGAATCTCTGCCGGCGGTCATGAACGCCGTATCAGTTATCAGTGAGGCGGTGGCAACAATGCCCTGCTATCTCTACCGCGTCCGTAATGATAATGGTCGTGAGGCGCGAGAATGGCTGAGCAATCACCCAGTGGATTTTCTCCTGAACGAGCAGCCGAACGACTGCCAGACGCCTTATCAGTTTAAACGCACGATGATGCGCCATTGTCTGCTGAATGGTAACGCCTATGCGGTGATCAAGTGGGGCCGCGACGGCCAGCCGCAATCCCTGCACCCGTATGCGCCGGGGGCGGTTGTTCCTCAGCGTATCGGCCAGCATAAGTACAAATACACCGTTACAGAGCCGTTTACCGGGGCTGTGCGCACCTATCTACAGGAAGAGATTCTGCACTTGCGTTACTCCACCGATGATGGCTTTCTGGGGCGTTCGCCTATCACCGTCTGCCGTGAGGCGCTGGGGTTAGGTCTGGCACAGCAGCGCCACGGTGCCAGCATTATGAAAGATGGCATGATGGCGGCTGGCGTGGTGGTCACTAAAGAGTGGCTCGATAGCGTGAAGGGCAAACAGGCGATGGATGCACTGGATCGCTACAAGGGCGCCAGAAATGCCGGTAAAACACCGATCCTTGAAGGTGGCATGGACTACAAGCAGCTTGGCATGAGCAATCAGGATGCCGAATGGCTAGCCTCCCGTCGCTTCACCATTGAAGACATTGCCCGCATGTTCAACGTGTCGCCCATCTTCTTGCAGGAATACAGCAACAGCACCTACAGCAATTTCAGCGAAGCGAGCCGCGCATTTCTCACTATGACAATGCGTCCGTGGCTGGCGAACTTCGAACAACAAATCAAATCTGCGCTGCTGGTGGCCTCTCCGGTTCCGGGAACCCGCTATCAGGTGGAGTTTGATTCTGCTGACCTTCTCCGCGCCACGCCAACCGAACGTTACGCTACTTATGAGCGCGGTATTAAGAACGGGATCATGAACCCGAACGAAGCCCGTGAACGTGAGGGGATGCCGCCGCGTGAAGGTGGTGACGAATTTAGCCAGGCATGGAAGCAGGAAGTAAAGATCAGCAAGGACAACAAGGAAGGTGATGAATGAGAGCCGGAAAGATGAAGCGCCGCATCACCTTCCAGAAGTCAGAATCTCATCGGGATCAGATGGGGCAGGTTATTTACGTATGGTCTGACCTTGCCACCGTTTGGGCTGAAATTCGTGCTATCAGTGGGCGTGAGCGCATGTCTTCCGGGGCGCTATACTCCGAAGCCACTGTGCGAATCTGGACGCGCTACCGCGACGATATCACCACCGCAAACCGCATTCTGTATCGCTCGCCAAACGTCCGGGGGCAGGTTTACGGCATCGTGGCCGTCATTCCTGATGTGGATCACACCCGGCTTGAGCTGCTGTGCAAGGGAGGCATTTTCAATGAGTGAGTTAATCGGTCTGGAAGAAGCAAAGCTGCATTGCCGTATTGATGATGATTACGAAGATACGCTGATACAGGCGTACATCGAAGCTGCGCTGGAGGTCTGCCAGAAGCATATCGGCAAGCGATTTGATAACGGTCTGGAGTTCACCCCTGCTATCAAGATCGGCTGTCTGATGTACGTTTCTCAGTTGTACGAGTACCGCACGATGATCGGTGACACCGACGCCAAAGAGATACCGATGGCTGTCTCTGCGTTGTGGTCTGTCTACCGAGATGTGGGGGTGTACTGATGCCGTGGCAACCACTACGCCGGTGCACAGAGCCGGGATGCAATAAACGGGTGAAGTCTGGCAAGTGTGACGAGCATAAGCGAGAAGCGTGGCGGGCAGAGGATGCCAGACGCGGCCACCGTCGCGCCCGTGGTTATTCAGCCTCATGGGAGAAGTACCGCGCTCAGTACCTTAAGCGCTATCCGCTGTGCGTTGAGTGTCAGAAGCTGGGCCTCTACGTTCCTGCAAAGATTGTCGATCACATCATCCCTATCAACGGCGGTGATGATGTTCTGTTCTGGCCTGAGTGGAATCATCAGCCGTTATGCCAGGCTCATCATAACCAGAAGACCACACAGCAAGACCCAACCACCAAAGCGAAGCGAAAAGCAGGGCTGTACCGTGAGCAGGAAGATCGTGCAGCCCATCGCAATGACTGGATGCATGAGGCTGACAATGACTGAGCAGGAACAGCAGCGGCTGATTAGTGGGCTGATAAAGCAGCGCGAGGCATGGCAACCAGCTAGACAGAGAGCGCACACGAAGCCCGTAGCAAAGCGCATGAGCCAGCGTGACCGGGAGCTTATGGAATGCTTCCGCAACCGATGACAGGCGGCATGGGCGGGGTGGGGGAGGTTTTAAAGACAAACCCCCTGCTGCAAGGCACCGCCCGCCCCCTCAAATTTTTACGCACGGTGATTTTTTTGAAAATAAAACATACAGGAAAACAGTAAGTTATGGCAAGACCACCCAAACCGCCCGCCTACCTTGATGAAATCGCGGCGCAGCAGTGGAAAGCAAAGGCGAAACAACTGGCGGAACGTGGTGATCTGACGCCTGCCGACTGGAACAACCTTGAGCTTTATTGCGTCAACTATTCGATGTACCGCAAAGCCGTGGAGGACCTTGCCACGCGGGGCTTCAGCATAGTGAACAGCCAGGGCGGTGAGAGCCGTAACCCGGCACTGAGCGCAAAAGCGGATGCCGAAAAAATTCTCATAAAAATGTCGTCGCTGCTGGGCTTTGATCCGGTAAGCCGCCGCCGTAATCCGGTAGAAACGGAAGAGGAGGACGAGCTTGACCGTCTGGAATGATTACGCAAACGCCATTAAATCCGGTGAAATTCCGGCCTGTAAGCGCGTAAAACAGGCCGTCGAGAGGTACTTTTCAGACCTGAATGACCCCCGTTATGAATTCGATACGGCGACCGTGGAGCGGTTTATTGCCTTCTCCCGGCTCTGTCCACACGTTAAAGGCCCGCTGCGGGGCCAGCCTATCGAGCTTGAGCCGTGGCAGCAGTTCGCCTTTGCTAACCTGCTGGGCTTTAAAGTCAGGGAGTCAGGCCGCCGCAAGTACAGCAGCGCCTTTATTGAGGTGCCGCGCAAGAATGCCAAATCCACCGTAGCCGCCATGCTGGCTAACTGGTTTCTGGTAATGGAGAAGGGCCAGCAGGATATC